CTGTCCATTCAGGATGTTGCATTCTTACTTTTGTATCTGTACTTATGGCACTAGCATCACTTAGAGTTTTGATACATGTAGCCACCTCCATTGAGTTGTTTGCTATACTTTCACTAAATGCCACATTCACATCTAACTCACATGTAAACTTACCACCAAGATATGCATTCTTAATTAGCAACATTGACTTAACTATGTTCTTTAGTGCCTCTTCCCAATATGATTGCTTCTTTAACGTTGTGCTGAATGACTTACGTTCTCTTATGTTTAATGCCGTACCTGATTCTGCCCTACCTTGGATATTTAACCCAAATGATTGTGGGCTGTATCCTGCAGATGTTATGATCCTATCCATAAGATTAAGTGTTGTCTTTTCAAATTCATCTGCTCTTATAGCAAATTGTGTAGCCGTTATTGGATCAGGAACGTTCATTGGATCAACTTCCATTTCCTCATACATTACTTTGTCAAGGTTAAATTTGCCATCACCATCTGACATACCCTTTATATAGCCTGTTGGCACATGTAATTTGCCTCTTGCTATTTGTACATCCACCATCCAATCACTAAATGTCTCATCTAAAGCATCCATCAATGTTTCAATTCCTTGATAATCACTTCTACCTGATGAACTTTGTCTGTTCAAACGGTTGGGCAATAAGTTGGGTATGTATTGTGCTGTTAATATGTCAGGAGTAACTACCTCAGCCTCTATGCCTATAGCAGCATCACAATCAGTTAATGGAACTGCTATGCCTAGTGTATCAGCTGTTCCTTGATATAATGTGTTTATTATCTTGCCTTTTTGTATATCCTCACCAAGTCTATAAACTGCTGATCCAACAACTGCTAACTCATACATAAATGTTACACTCACTAATTTGCCAAACTTAAACTTAGGAAATGATTGCTCACACTGTACTATCATTGGTATAGGCTCTTCACTTAGATCACTATCCCATGCCTCTTTAACAAATACGCCTCCCATAGCACTAGCTACTTCAGCACCTTCCACTATCTTACTAAAGAATCCTGATTTAGTTAACATATCATCTAGATCTTTTTGTGCCTGATCCATATCACTAGCATTACTATCAAATCGTATGATAGGGGTCTTACCGAATAAAAAGCTTGAACTTGTCTCAGCAATATCGTTGGCAATAGGGATATGAATAAAGAAATTAGACTGGTTCTTTATTTGCCTTGCCCAAAACTTGTTGTTGTTGCATGAACTGTAATTAAAGCTTAAAAAGTCCTGCAACTTACTATCATAATAAAAGTTAGACAATACTTCTGCTTCACCACTATACCAAGCACTATGTTCTCTCATCTTGTGTCTTTCTAGATCCATCGGTGGCCATGCCATGTTCTCTGTTATAACTACCATAAATAATCACTCCTCTCTGTTTCTTCTACTGCCACATATTGTGGGTAATCATGTGATAAGTCTTGCACAAACTCAACGAATGCATCTAATAAACCAGTTACCACATCGCCTGATTCTCTCCATATCATTGCTACTAACAAACCTTCATCTTTCCTGCATACCCTAATTGTTTGTGTATCTGTTAACTTATTCATGCCATTAACTGTCATTTGTGATACAGCACTTAATGATGCACATATAATATCAGGACCCCCTGGGTTGTAGCATGCATGGCCTTCCATTTTAAAGCCTATTATCTTACCACTTGCCTTTACTATTGTTACTCCTGTCACTCTTTTCACCTCCCTTAAACTAAGAAAAAGCCCACATATGTGAGCCTTCCTTGTTGTTGCTATTATAAATCATTAAGCCAATCATCGTCATCATCTTCTGCTACATATGGAATCATTGGTTCAACATATTCATTCCTGTTCATAAATTGTATTGCTATCTCCATTGCTTCCTGTGTACCACAATCAGAACAAATTAATGTTTTGTTATCTTTCCTTGATAAAGCTGGTTCCTCATAATAAAGTCTTCCACATGTTGGACAAATTCTAACTTCTTTCATAGGTTGTTGTCCTCCATACATCTTTTTGCTATTGCCATTTCCTCTTTATCACCACAATCGTTACAAATAAATATTTTGTTTGGTATCATCGATAAAATGCCATCTTCTTCATAAGTCATTCCACACCGTCTACATACTTTAATTTCTTTCATAGTCATCCGACCTCCTGTTTGTTAAGTATCTCTTAACCTATATACATTATACTATATAACTAACTACTTGTACATACGTATAGCAAACTATTTATGCCATATTTGTTTTTATTACTCCCATATTAGCTTTCTGTATTGTTTGTGTTTGTAGCATGTGCTTTATCAGCATACGATTGCCATTGACCACATACCTAAAAGCATCCATACAATGATCATTCTGTTTTATGGGTTTATCCTCACCTCTATCTTGCTGTGCCTTTGGATCCCACCTATAAGAACTTAATTCGTTAATTGTATGTGTGCAATGCTTAAGTACTCTTACCATACCTGACTCTATTAATGAACTACATAACTCTATTCCTTTTAATACATCATTATCAGCTTGTCTATAATTACGTTCACCATCCTCATGTAGTTGCATTATGAATCCTTTAGCACTTGGATCTATGAACGTAGCCTTTTGCCTAACAGGCATACCATCTACACCGTTCTTAAGCTTCCATTTAAAATAGTCCTTACTGTAACCTCTTGGTGACCTTTGTATTGTGTTTTCCCTACCTGAATGGTAGTATTCATCCAAAAAGTAAAATATGTTGTCACTGCCTAACCCTATTAACAGGAATGTTGTTGCATTAGCTTGACCATAATCAATACCTATCCATTGTTGCACCATCTTTACACCATCAGGTACTCTCTTAATTACCATCTCTTTGGTGAACATACTATAGATTACACCTTCTGCCAGTACCCATAATCCTAAGATAAACCTATCAAAGAATATGCCAGCAAATGTCCTCATATATCGTTCTATTACTTTAACACTAAGACTTGGATTATCATTAAGTAGGAAGTGAATATGCAATGCATTATGCTCCTCTAACTTATCTAAGTATTCCACTTTAAACCAATGATATGGTCCTTCTGGATTACAGTTAAACCACATCTTTGCACCCTCTACTGAGCATCTAGCAACCGCTTGATTTACAAAGCTCTCAGGCATTAGCACTACTTCATCAAAGAAAAAGCCTGCCGCTGTAAAGCCTTGTACAAGATCTTGTGACCTCTCATCACGACCACCGAATATATAGAAGTAGTTCTCTTTATCGCCTTTTTTAACTATAAAAGCATCATGAGTATCTGGCACTTTAGTAACGCTATATCCTCTACCTCTTAGCATTTGGACTAACTTAAACCATACGTTCCTCTTGAATGAGCTTATAGTTTTTCCTGCCATACCGAAACTCTCACAATCATATGTTTCCATTGCCCACAGTATGAAAGAGAGCGACATTATTAAAGTCTTGCCTGCACGTACGCTCCCATCACATATAATGACGTCCTTGTCATGATGTGGTGAGTTCTCATTCCACCATGTTAATACTTGTTTTTGCTTCTTACTAAACGGCATAAATTTAAACCCTTTAACTTTAGTCTTCATTAATAATGTCCTCCTCTCTCTTTACTGTTTTATTATTTTAAGCCTGCGGCTACGTCCCTTGCATCTTCTACGCCTTTGCAATAGAATATATACTGCTCCTCTGTAGGTTTGTAAGCATTTAGTGCTAAAAAGTCTTGCTTTAATTTTTCGTACTTCCATGTACTACTGTTTGATAGATCTAGTCTTCCTGTTTTCATAGTACATACAGTGTTGTTTATTGCTAAGTCACCTTCACACACTCTATCATTGTGTATTTCGATTGCTTCCTTCATTGCTTCTGTTCTTGGCTTTGCCATAGCTACTTCTTTACCATCAATGGTAACTGTGCCGTAAGCTCCTACTGGCATTTGTGTAACTTCATCTTCATTGCTCATTGATTTACCTGCTTTCTTTTAGTTGAGTTATGCCATCTAATATATTGTTTGCATAACCGTTATAGTTATTGGGATCTCCTGTGTTGTATGCATTTAGCACTTTAGTAGTATCCCCATAAGCCGTGTACAAATACTGTAGTATTTCACAACCTACTGTTACATTATCTTTTACTCCTAACCAATTAGTACATCCTGTTTTATCATATAACTTTGTCCACCATCTTGGCTGTATTTGCATTAATCCCATTGAGTTGCCATGATCCCCTATTGCTTCAGGATTATACTTACTCTCATGAGCTATTATTGATAGCACCAATTCATAATCAAGGCCGTAGCTATCAACTACTTGTCGTATAACTGCTTGATCATCTATTGACATTGGAATATCATAATATGTATTTGTATCCACTACCACTTCTATAATTGGTGCCGACACTACCTCTTGATCTACTGATACTACAGTGCTTATCCTTAACTGTGATAGATCTATTATATTTGGCACACTTACTATTGTAGCTACTACTGTTTCTTCTTTCGTTACTGTTGTTGCTTCTGGTGTCTCAAACAAAAGTACTATTCCCATTACAACTAAAAGTCCTACCATGAATAACTCTTTCTTGTTCAATATCTTACTTGCCATATCTAATTCCTCCTATAATCCATTTTATTTTCTTCCACATATAGCTGGTCATCCGATCAATAGCTATGATAACTAGTGCAAAAATTACAAACATTAAAATCATTATTGCTACCATAATTTCCATAATTTACCCCTCTTATACAAAGAAAGCCCCGACATTTGTCAGGGTTCCTTCAACTATACTTCTATCATATACAATGTTTTTGCAACAGCTACTGTAACTTTCTTACCAGATCCATGTTGGTCAAACATTAGCTTGCCATTATGTCCAGTTGATATGGTGTAAATTACATTACCATCGCTAACTTTCATACCATTCATTAAACTACTATATCTCATGATTATTTCCTCCTCAAGGAACTGTTTTATTTGGTAGTTACATTATAACATACTGACGAGAAATGTACATAGTTTTTCAAAAATAAGTGAAATAACTAACCTTCTGTACTCCTCTGTGCTGTATATCATATCTTAATGATAGCTATATCCTAATCATCCCAAACTTCCTCAGCTGTATCACGTAGTGCATCGAGGAAACCATCGTCTTCAATTTCATCATCAATTAATCCCATCTTACGTTTTTCCAACTCAAGTTTTTCGACCATAAGTTCAAGCTTCTTCTCTTCGAGTTTCTGTTTCCAATCCTTGGGCATCTCCTCAAAGAACCTTTCCAATCGTGATAATGCAGCCATCTTGTCATACATCTCAATGCTTACTCCATCACGTCCTTTTTTAATTGACTTGACTAATTGACCATCCATTTGATCACTATCAACTAGCGTTAGCCGTCCACCTTTTACTTCAGTAAAGTCAGTAATATCAGCAAATGCTATTCTTGCATATTGATCTATTATGTCCTCTGGTCTTACCCATGCTTTGTAGCTTACTCTTAGCTTTAACCATGCTAGATACAATGTTATATCTGGGTTTTGTCTTAGCTTCCACCCTATTGTAGCTGCACTATGTGCTGAATATCCTGCTTTCTTAGCTGCTATCTTGCTGTTGAAGTTGTTAACATATGATTCACACCACTGACGTTGCTTGTCATTTAAGCCCATGCATGCTTCAGTTCGTGACATTTTATTAAGCTCTTCCTCTGTTTCCTCAATAAATACCTTCTTATACGTTGTTGGCATAGCTCCTCCTTCTTTAGGTATGAACTATGCCAGCATATTAAAACTTATTTAGTTCATCCCCTAATAATTTATTAAAATAGTCCGCCCCTATCCCTATCTTTTCTTCCATTCTTAGACGATAAGCGGATTTGTTACACCTGTTGCAATTGAAATTTTCATTAATGAAATAACTGTGGTGAGCCTCTTTACAAACTTTACAATTTTGTTCATTTACTACTTCCTCATCATACACATAGAACAGTGTTAATTGAAAAGTTGGTAAGTTATGTACTGACCTGTCATCCGTTCTCTTTACTTGCCAAGTCACTTTATCAACTTCAACTTTACTGTTACCACTTAACACATGTTTTGCTACAAATTCACATGCCTTTAGATATGCTGCTTTGGGAGTTTCACTTCTAAAATCTGCTTCATAGAACTTTGTAGAGATATTCATATCACTGGCCTCCTTTAATACTTTGTTGGGAAATTTCCCACTCAAGTTTTCTTTTTGCTTTGATTACTTCTTTCTTTGCTTCAGTATCAGCTATTTCATTGAATGTATTGCCTTTATGTCCTGCAACTTTGTTGAAGAATATCATTGTGTTGGACTTCTTTAACAGCTTGTACAACTCTATCCATAAGTCACAATTAGCAAGATCCTTACCGGCTTTTGTCTTCCAGCCTTTTTGTTTCCAGCCTTCTATCCACTCTTTATTTATTGCATTTATTACGTAAGCTGAATCTGAGTTGATCACTATTGCCTTGTGTCCATGAGGAACTACATGTTTTAATGCTTCCACAACCGCCGTTAGCTCCATTCTGTTGTTCGTGGTTGATGGTTCGTTTCCTGATAGTATATTATATCCTTTTTCATAATTAAGTGTTGCTGCCCATCCACCTGGGCCTCCTGGGTTATTGCTACATGCCCCATCTGTGTATATCATGATCCTATTTTGAGTTGACATTATTCACTCTTTCTGGTCTTTGCATAAAGGTATAATACCGACTTACTCATCAACTCATAAAGCGTCATGCCGTACAGTGTTACTAGCCACGCATGAGTTGTTGCATCTTTAAAGCTTACTGTATACCAAGGAATTTCACCTTTAAGCTTTGACAGGTATATCCACTGCATGTCCATCTTGTACTTGCTACAAAGTTTATGTATTAGCATTTCTATGTTGTCCAGATCTACTTTTTCACCATCAACTGTTCTCTTGTTCAAAACCTCTATCTTTAACAACCAATATTGTGTAGCTTCTTCAATGCCTTGCATCCTGAAGTCGCCATTTATGACATCTTTAATTTTAACTGACATATCAATACCCCAACAATCTTATTTTAAATAAAAATAGCCCATATGCCTTAAGTTCATAAAGCACGTGGGCAATTTATAGGTGATTAGATGTTCCACTCGTCGTCGTCTTCAGCGGCTGGTTTTGCAGGTTTAGCTGGCTTAGCTGGTTTAGCTGGCTTAGCAGGTTTTACTACTGGTGCTTCTTCCTCTTCTTCATCCCATTCTTCTTCAGCTGGTTTAGCTGCTTCTAAAGCTTTGATGTAGACTTTTGCTGCTTTCTTTGGTTCAACTTTTAATCCTGCAGCTTTGCACTTTTTGTACAAATCACTTGCTGACAATGTAGTGAGATCTTCTTCTTCCTCTTCGTCTTCTTCCTCTTCCTCTTCCTCAACAACTGGTTTAGTTGGTTTGGCTGGTTTAGCTGGCTTAGCAGGTTTTGCTGGTTTAGCTACTGGAGCAACTACTTCTTCTTCGTCTTCCTCAGGTGCAGTATCTTCACCCTCTGTAACTCCGTCCTTTAGGACACTTTCAATTTTTCTTGCTGTGCAATAATCCGGAACACAATTTAGAAGTGCTACACCTGCTTCATTTGTTTGTCCTGCCAATATTGCGAATAGTGGAAATCTTCTTCCAATATCCATTGATTCCTCTTTGTTTCCTGATTTGATTGCTTCTACTGCTTCTCCAACTTTCCAATTCTTTGCCATAATCTTGATCCTCCATTTTTTTTATTTTTACTTGGCTTGCCTTTTATAAAGGCTTTCCGTTCCTGTTTACCTTATCATTATATAACACATACACAAATTTGTACATATATATTTTAAAATAAATGTAAATTATTTTTGTTCCTTTTTAATGGCCACGTTCAGGGCATCTCTCAAGTTTATCAACCCATCGATGTCTGCTACATGAATAGCGCCTTTCAAAAATACACTAATTACTTTACCATTGTCAGCTGCTTGTATTTGCTGTCCAATTGTATAACTCTTATCTTCAAGTCTACTGATTACTGCTTTTCTCTTTGAGCTTATTTCCGCATTTGCTACTTCAACAAAGCTACTTTTCTTTAATGACATATCTCTCACCTCCTTTTAGTTCTATCTCTTGCCTTCTTTATCTCTTTCCATCTTCTTGATGTGCTTATTTGTTTCATGAGGTATTTGAAAAACTTCATCTTGCAAATAACCCTACTATATAAACTGTTGCATCCAACTATGAGCAACCCTACCCCTAAGATTAAGTACGATGCTACACTTACGAACTCCATAACATAAATTAATCCCATACTGACTACTCCTCTTCCTCTTCGTCACTGTCTTCAATCTCGATATCAGCTGAAACTCTCATTACGATCATCTCACTGCCTACCAATTTATTGAAATTGTCTGTGTTTACAAAATCATTCATACTATTGAACTTTATTGATCCTTCACCATCATGTGATATGTTCAGGTTTTGTACTCTGAATGTGCCTAACTTCATAGGCTTTACATCTGGTAACTTTGCAAAGATTGTTACATCATTGTTCAAGAACTGGATTAGCTGTATATATTCTGGTAATTGATCATACCCACATTTGACGTTCAAGTCTACTGACTGGTTAGCTTTTACAGCATGACCATTATACTTTGCAATTATTTGCGTTTGTGCGTGCTTTTCCATTTTTCGTCCTCCTTCCTTTTGCTTTCCCAAAAATCATTCCTACCTTCTGAGCTTGATTTGACTGGGTTTTTATTAATGACCTTATGATCTTTACCTTCGACTATATTAAATTCATCGGGTGGTAGCTGACAAGCTCCTGTGGTTATGTAGGCTGAGACCTCTTGAAGATCTGACGGTCTAGCCATGATGAACACATCATCTGTATCTATAAATTGAATCACAAAGCATGGTACCTTGTGAGCAACTGCGGCATTATGCTCAAGAATCCGAACGTCTTGTTTGTGGATCCTAATGCTTTCTGCATCAGTGCTCTTGAGCTGAGCTATTAAGTAATCGTTTTGGCCATCTTCCTTTTCAATCCAACCAGCACCTGAGTTAATCGTTGGATTAAACCCAAGTGCTGACATGATCACTTCTTCGTTTCTTCTATACCATCTTGTAGTTCGCCTACTCAAATAACACCGAGACGATCTTGAAGTCTTTCAAACTATCACATGTGTGTAAACACATTCCGTTGATTACCTTTTCTGCTTGTGCTTTTGATGTGTATCTTCCATTTATTAATGTATTTCGTCTTATGATCCTAATATTTTCACATGACTTTCTTACTGGTTTTGGTGAGTTACCTTTGATTGTAACTTCATCAGCCATCCAATCATCGTCGTCCTCATCAGAATCAGCCTCCAACTCTTCTTCAAATGATGCTGCTTCTGGAACTGGAATCATCTTCTTAGCTGCATCTACTGCATTAGCCAGTACTTTTGACTGCCCCGATGCTTGCATTGCGATGGCAAAGCCTGTAAGTGAGTTGGTAAATTCCTCAAGTGAAACTTTGTCATCTAACAAGTGTAACATTCCTTTTGCGTTAACAAATTCTGAAACCTTACGGCCAAATATCTCCTCCCAAGCAGATATGCTTTCTTTTTTATACATCAATGTAACTTCTTCTTTAGAGATATGTGCTGCTTTTGCTTCCTTTACACCTTTATTAAATTTATCTTCCATCTTTTTCATTATAACTTGCATACTATCACCACTTTTTACTTCAATTATTTCGATCATCTACTTACCCTCCAAATTTGTTTTTGTAGTGAATACCTTGTATCCACCAAGTAACCACTTGCTAACTTTTGTTTCAAGTTCAAGTTCTGTTTTGAATACATCATCTCTCAATGTGTATATTTTACCTTTTTTCACACCTACAATTGCTAGTTCATGCTTATCAACGTGCTTCTTCTTGCCTAATGCCATCATTGCGTAAGCCATTTTAGTTGATACTTGCCAAACTTTGTTACCTACTATTACCTTTACTACTTCCATGTTACCTCCTCGTTAACGTATTGGCTATGTGAGTGAGGTAATCCTTGTCATGCTTATTCGTTCTATCGTACAGATCAAAGCCTGTGCTACCATCGAAGTCATAAAACATGTAGGCGTATTCTGTTTCCTCTGCCTCACTTTTAAAATCTTTTTGCATTTGCACTAGCTGTTTTGCATTTGCATCGAATACCTGATCAGTTACGATTGATGTGCTTAGCTCATAGTATAATATGCTTTGTACAATCAACCACCTTTGTAAACAATTCATCTTTTGCTTGTTTGACCAGTATGGATTGCCAAACGTCATTCTCTTACCTTCAACTTTGCATTGAACTCTGTGTTTGCCTTGCATAGCTTCTGTAGTAATGTCCTGCCACAGTCCTCACAAATCGTTACCTCTTTCACACCAAAACCGATGTCAAATAATGCTTTTGGCTTTGGGTTGTTACAAGCCGTGCATTTAGCATGTGCATCTGTGTTATCTCTCATTCTTACTGACATTGTATCACCTCCATTTGTTCTTTAGTTGTGTAGCCTACGCCTTGTGGCGTATCTATTATGTACATAGTTTCCGGTGACTTTGGGAACTTATGACTAACACCCATTATTGTAACTTGGCATTTCAAACCCCTATGCCAAACCTTCTGATTTAAGCACCTGATCATGTTTTCACCTCCTTTGATTTACCCATAAAGGGTAGGACCGAAGCCCTAGATTACCTTTTTGTAAGCATATAATGCCTTTGAGTATTTATTATCCGAATCAGTTGTGAATGTGTTGATTGTATCCTTGTCCAACCCTTTCATAACAGCTATTCCCATGATCGTTGTTAGCGCCATTCCTGCTTTTTCCAATTTGCTTACCATTGTTATAGCTCTGTAGCTGAATGTTGCCCTTATGCCTTTGGCATCTGCTTGTTTTCTGATGTCCTCAACGAATGTAACTAGATCAATGTTGCCTTTAGCTAATGCCATTTCAATTTTCAAACTATAACCAAAAGGAACGATTGCGAATCTATCAAGTGTTGCCTGATCTAATACCATACGGCCTGTATACTTTTCATCCGCTCCTGAACCAACTGTGTTACCAGCTGCCACAACCCTGAACCCCTCATTAGCTGTTACCTTGCCATTTGGAAATTCGAAGTAACCATTTGCTATTGCTGCATTTAGTAGAACTAATACCTCTGGAATACTTGCATCCATCTCATCTAGGAAGAACAAACCGCCTTGAGTAAATGCCTTGTAAAATTCTGTTTCGTGGAATATGCCACCTGCATCAATGAAGCCTGTAAGCTTGTACTCCTGTTGGATTGAGTTTGTAAAGAAGAACTCCATGTCCAATGCTGTTGAAACTTGTTCCAATGTGTGGTTCTTGCCTGATCCAGCTGGACCTGCAAGATATATTGGAATGTTGTTTTGAACACACATTAGAATCATTCCAAAACTTTCGTGAAATACCTCATTTGAATCGGTGAATATTGGTGTGTCAATTACTGGTTCCTCATCAACCTCAGGAATTATGTGACCCTCAGCTTCTGAAATACTTTTGTAATTTCCTACCCATTGAAGTCCTGTTGCTTTGTTGTCCGTGCTCCATGTAAAGCTGTAAATATCACAGTTAAGATTGATTAAAACCATTCCTGCGAATTTGCCTGTTTTACGTTCGTAGCACTTTCTTTTTCTTGGATTGCTCATATCAGTTGTTAAAGTTACGAAACAATAACCTTCAAACTTCCATGATTTTTCTACTGACTTAATTTTGATTTCCTTTGCGATGTTCCCCATTTTCAAAATCCTCCTGTGCCATCCGGCAAACTATTTAATATGATAGTTCATTATATAACAAAAAGGAGTGCTTGTACACCCCCTTTACAAATATAATTACTTTATTTTTTGTTTTGTGATATTTTCTATATCGTACTGTGATACTTCTCTATTTAGAAATATTTCACCTTGCTTATCAAATAAGTTCCTGTATTGTGAATCATCTACACATGCCCCTATTGAATCGTATGAGGTTCTTAGTTGTGTTGTATCACTTACCTCCACATATCTAAACATTAACCTCCTTAGCATGCTAGGGTGAAGCAATGGGAAAGCCAGCTTGCTAATGTTTATCCTTTCGTTACAACTTTTAACTCTTATCTTTATGATCTCATAATATCCACCATTGCATTTGTAACCATCAACTATATTTAAGTTAACTGCATATCCTTGTGCCTCAAGTTTCCTTATTATCTGTAATGTCCTTGTGCTATACTCCAATATTTGTTTTGCTGAAACGCCTCCTGTATAATCAATACATTTGTTTAATGTGATCACCTTCTTTTTAATAGGAACGATCTTTTTATTTATCATGCTTGTTGGAATGCCTTGTAAGTATCTTGGTACACTGCACTGGAAACCTGCAATATCGTACATGATCTTTCCTGCCATATCGTTAACTTGCTTTGTTTCACATTTTATATTTCCCATTAACTTCTCTATTCCCACTTGGTAGCCATTTTTAAGTATCTCAATTGCTTCCTCAAAGTTCTTTGTTCCTGACCAGTTGTTAAAGTTTTCTTGGCTACTTGGTAAGCTTGCCCACCGGAATAGCTCATTTAGTGGTGTATTCTCAATGTAGTCTTCTAAAGCTGTTAAGCTCTTAAACTCGGTATGACAAAATGCTTTACTTACTACTGTTGTGTTAGCCTTTATATTAACTGCTACACCTTTCATGTTTTTAACTTCCATATTATACCTCCATATACTGTGTTGTGAAAAATTAAATGTTTGTAAGTACATTATATCATATCGCTATATGCTTGTACATCTTTATTATTATATAACTACTATATAAGCAGTAGGTTACTGTGCGCAAATAGGTGCACGGGAACTGCTAGATTACGCCAGCTGTATTGTTCCTCTTCTTGGGGCCACCGTCAACATAATCGCTACGGGTAATTGGTCTTCGTAATTCAATTGCGTAAGCCTTCTTTGCTACATGTACTTCATCATCCCACTTTATATAGCTGCTACATACTGCATGGCATCCTACCGTTCTATCTATGCATCCCAAACAAGGTGATCCTCTATCGCCATCCATCATAATTACTCCTCTTTGTTCAATATTCTGCCTTTAGCAAATCCGTACAAAGCAATTCCAGCACTGTCTGCCGCATCATCATTGTACATATATTTCACACCATCAATCATTATCGAGAACTTCTTACACCTATTACTAACTGCAACCAACAAATCACGTTCTTTAACATCCTTACGCTTTAGCATGTACTGTATCGTTGGCCACTTCTTAGGATCTACATTGAACTTGTTAGCAAGCGGAACACTTGTACCTACAACCCTAGCCTTCCATGACTTTGTATCAGCACTATAAACTGGTACACCTAAGCTGTAAGCCGCATCAACGATGCAGCCTATTAAAGCCCCAGTGCTTTTTATATAGCTCATGCTTAGGTTACCGCCACTGAATTGTCGTATACGTTCAACTATTACAACCAACTCAGAGGCCTTACCTTGATTTAATCCTATTATATGTATTAACTTATTAACTACCTTATTTCTTTTCAAGGTGTGACACTCAGTTGGTTCAAAGGGTATATATGAGACCTTAAGTAACACGTTATCAGCTGCTATGGATATACCTGTCCTAGTATAACTTTGATCTATGCCAATAACAATCTTCTTATACACTTAGACGTTCCCTGCCTTTACCTCGGTTGTAACATGGGTCACGCATTGGACATTGCATAGCACGTTTACACATATAAGTCTTACAACTGTCACATCTATCAGCCATCTTATTAGTTTCCATAACTGTTTCGTAATGATATTTTACATCCTCTAACCGCTCAATATAATCATTTGTAATTTCCTTGTTGTACTTTTGTGCAAAGACCTTGAATGCTTGTGTGTTCTTATCATCACATAATACAATTCCTCTTTTGATGCCTGTAAATCGCATGTACATCTGTATTTGCTTTGTAGCACTGGGATGTGATGTCATCTTTTGGAATTGGTACGTGTTAACAGATTTTATCTCCACAACATACTCATACCCATTAATTGTCAGTATTGCATCTGGTGTGTAACTTATATTATACTCGTCATAGAATCTTGTGAAGTCCATGTCTTCTGCCTTGCCTAAGCCACCCCTTATAAATAACCGCTGCCACTTCTCATGTATTGCATTACCTTCTTCAAATATCCTTAACAACCCAATTGGTATATTGTTCTTTTGCTCCTGCTTGTACAACAAACTTAATACTTGTTCTCTTACACAAAATTGCTCCTTGCTAACTATGATCGCACTAGTGTGCAAGCCCGAGCGTTCCTGACTTGCACCTCCTCTAGTGAACATTTGTTTGACAAACTTTACTTCCTCTATTTGATTCTTAGGAGCATAATATAACTTGTTAAACAGCGTTTCTATGTCTTGCTCAGCTGTGTTCTGTATCTTTGTACCATTAGCTTGAGCAGCTGTCTTTATATCACTGATCAGTCCCATTCAATACATTCCTCCCATTCACTACTCTAGCTATTCCGTGCATCTTTATCATCTCTTCACAATACATACATGGCTTTGCATCAATGAGATCCCATGCCGGTACTCCATCCACATGCTCAACATCCTCACACGCAAGATACAGTGTTGCACCAAATACGCTACATCCATCATGTTTTGTTGCTTGTATTATTGCATTTCGTTCAGCGTGTACAGCTGGACATTCGAAGTAATCCTTGCCTTTTTCAGCTGTTGGACGTCTACAAATTCCTAAATCACAACAATTGTAATGACCTGATGGGCTTCCATTGTATCCTGTTCCTACAATCCTGTCATCAACAACTATAACAGCACCATAGTGACGTTTTAAGCATGTACTTCTTTTACTTACTGCCATCGCTATATTTATGTAATACTGATCCTTACTTGGTCTTTCCATCTTGCCACCCATATCTTTCTTGTTGTCTTTCCCATATCATTAACATGATCCTATCTGTAAATGGCGGTTTAATCGTCTTCTTCCTCATCATCTC